CGGGATGGAGAATTTTAGGATTTCATCCTCTTGTAAGCGCCTTTGGTAGTGCTTAATTACACCATAGCTTTCGTTGTCCGTCTTCCAGCATTTATAGCCTTTGTCTTCTAGAACTTTCATCTTTAATTCCTCACGTTCTTGCGGAATTGCTTTGATTTGTCCCTATTTTACACAGAATCCTTGTGGATGCAAGGTCTCTTTCTATCAATAGTTCAGCAATTTCTTCTGTGAGCCACACCTCCTTACGTTGTAGGTATTCAATTTCACTTTTTACGTCTGCGAGTTCCTGTTCTTTCTTTGTGAGAATGGCTTTCTTGCTTTTACATACGCCCTTATCTACAGCAAAAAGCGGGTAACAGTGGTTCTGGTGGCTCAAATTGTATACTTTGTCGTATTCGTCTGCATCTGATTTGTGAATAAACTCGACATCGTCAAGATTGCAAACAAACTCAAGGTCTATCTCTTCTTCATCCAGAATTGTTGCGCTGGAGGACAGGTGTTGACTAGAGAGACCCACCCAATAAGTGTCTACAAGGCCAACACCCTCCCTGTATACACACTGATTATCTAAACACCAGTATGCAGTGCCAGAGTTAGCATGTTTTGCTCGGTATTCAGTATCATTCTTAAAATACCACCGGAACACATCACCATTTTTCATTTCTTTCTCCTATGCTGGTGAATTTCATTCAGAAAGCCCTCCAAAGTCTTTCAGCAATAAACTCACTCTTTAATTTCCACCCACTCGTATTTATCTTTAGGATATTTATCTAAAGCCTCTTTCTCAGTAAGTTTATCTTCTTCCCATACCCAATTAAAAGCATAAGAATCCCATAAGTAAAAAGCGTAAAATTCACAGCCTAGGGAATCATATTTATAATACTGAATTTCTTCCTTCATTTTCCAACCACCCATACTTTGTAGCCTTCTCGCATTGCCTTGTTCAATCCGTGTTTTGTTGTTTTTGCATGCACTTCATAATCGGTTCCGTTATTTACTTCTTTAATCCATACAATACGGAATGGAAAATACTCTTTGGTGCGGATGGCTTGTGTCTGCGCTTGCTCAAAAGTCATTTTTGTTTACCTACTTAATTCACGATACGGTTCTTGGAAATATTAAAATAATTTTCATCCATTTCAATTCCAATAAACTTTCTGTTAAGGTTCTTACAGGCAACACCTGTGGTTCCGCTACCCATAGTGAAGTCTAGCACGCTACCACCCTCATTGGTGTAGGTTTTAATAAGATATTCCATAAGAGCTACAGGTTTTTGTGTAGGATGTAGGTTCTTAGAATTCATGCCCTCATTGCTAACTTTTATTACAGACTTTGGATACCTCTTTCCGTCAGGGGAACCAGCTCCACTAATTTCTTTTGCTTCATTGAAATTTTCACTTTTTACAGATTTATCTTGTCTTGGACCATAAGGTTTTTCGTAAGTGAATTGAGGGTTATAAGTTGGTTGTTTACTGTAGAACACAATAATATCTTCATGCGCTTTTAGTGGTTTTCTATTGGCATTGAGTGGATCACTGCCTTTCTGTTTCTCCCACACAAGGGAATACCTAAAGTTTTTTATATTTGAACTTATTAAGATTGTTGTGAAAGGTTGACTTGCAGTCATAGCAATAGCACTATTTGGTTTGATAACTCGCTTCAATTCATTCCACATTAAGTCCAAAGGAATTATACTATCCCATTTGTTTTTAGTAGTACCGTAAGGGGGGTCACAGAGCACCATGTCCACTGATCCGTCAGGAATCTCTTTCATCCTTTCAAGACAGTCTCCAAACATCAACCACGTATTTTCGTCTTTATAATCTTTGTTATTCTGCATAATCACCTCTTGTTTAATTTTAGATAGTATTGCACGTCCTTGTGCTTGTGTCAACCATTAAAATGGTACATCAGTTCATCTACCTCCCAGCACTCGCACCAGTAAATACGACCTTGTAAGCAACATTCACTCATTTCATGAACATAGTCGTCTGCGTCTTCTTCCGAGAATGTCACAAACTCAACTTCCTTGTGCCTAACATTTTGCATGTCGTGAGACATAACAACAAAAACTTTCTTCATTTCTAATCTCTCCTAAAGCCCCAGTGGCGTTTGAACGTTAGCGGGTTACGTCCCGCTCCTCCAAAAGCATCAGTTGTTTGACATACTTTACAATGCGCTTTGTGTCGTTGTCAACACCTATTTCTTACTAATTTTACAGAATTGGTTGTCACCAACCTCCTCTTTCCAAGCTTTCCTCATTGCATCATACAGCACCTGCTCAGCACTTGCACGACAGATGTAGCTGTCAGTTAGTGCAACCCGTCTAGTTCGTCTTCTACACCACACCTAAAGTCATATAATCCCTCAGGGTGTGCATAATGTGAAAACATTTGTGCGCTGAATTCATATGAGGCTATATCATCGGTTTTATCTATAGTGATTACTCTTGTACCTGTGGGCAATTCTATAACATAGAGTGCTAAACCTGCTTGTATTAATGTCTCAAGAAGGTTTGCCTCTGTTTCTGTGTTAGGGAAGACGTCCTCTATTTTCTGCCTATAGGCCTTCTTCTCTCGTTCTTCTATTGACCAGTTACTTCCTATTAATTTTATGTCTCTAATGGTCCTTAGATTTGGCTTTATGATGGGGTTGTGTTTGATGACCCTATTATACAAATTATCAATGTCATTTCTTATCATATCTGCTTCAAGGGTTTTTGCATCTTCCTCAGAGAGGCCCTTTTTAACAATCTCCACATCCATAACCTTGCCAGCAAAGAAATCTCGGTTTAACTCTGGACAAGAACTAACGCCCGATGTGCAGTGCTTGTACCGGTCTTTCTTACCCATTCCAATGTACTTTACCACCCCATCTACCTTGCAAACATATACATAATATACACCAGATGTCTTCGGCATTTTAAATCCCCCTTTAAATTTTAGATAAACCTACCCTCTCTCATTCCCTGCAACTACCCAGCAGGCACCAACGCGCCCACCTGAATACACTCAGTATTCTAAGGATAATCACATCTGCTCAGTAAAGCAGAAGGAGAACAAGATTCTATCTCTCAAGGCACACAGCATTGCCTTAACCACCTTCCCCGTAGGTGGCATTCCCTTGGTGACTTAACCCTCACCACTATAAGACGCTACGACTGTCGCAGGTATTCACGTCAAACAGGCAGAAAACAAATTTCTTTCTTTTCTTACGGGCCTTCTCTTCCGAGATTCCATTATGCAGGTCACTGGTTGACAGAGGTCGTCATTGCCAGCACTAACTTTTCAGTATCCGTCATTTGTCTCACCAATTGCTTCCGTGCAATCTCAACAAATCGGTTTGTGTCAGGTTTTGCTTTTGGTCGCTGAACCGAGGGAACCATGCCGAAACGCCTCTTTGAATCTATGTTGGTAATAGTACCACCGAATTTCTACTCTGCAACTATCTTTACACAATCTTTACATTTCTCTCAGTCCCATACCTTTTCTTCCCTACCCCTAATTCTCCGCCTTCCTCTCCTAAATGTCAACACACCATCCCCTACAATTTCTTCTATCATGCTCTGCATTCTCGATAGAAATTTACAATTATGCTTTCTGAGATGTTGATGTAAAATATGCCCATCGACAACAGAAAGCCGAAGAGGCTAGGAGAGAAGATATGAAGGATTTTGAAGCAGAAATTAAGCACCTACAAGATAGCATTTCGCCACTGATTGCTGAGCGGGATAAACTTAATAGGAAAATAATGTCTATTAACGATAAAATCAAGAAGGTTAGACAAGAGCAGGAAACCTGTCAAATGGCTTCGGGAATGACAAAAGAAGAGAAGATTGAGTATTTTCTTTTTGAAGATGGTTTGGTAGACGGCGAGCGGTATAAAGCACGTCAAAAGTTTTGGAGTTCTATGAGGCTTCACCAGTCGGGTTATTTCCCAGAAACGGAACAAATCCAACTTGAGCTTATGCTATACAAAGGTATCGGTGATAATTTAGAACAGACCGTTACTGCTCTGGAAGAGGTATTACCTTTCATAAAGCCGCTCAAGGGAGTGAAGCACCTTAAGATTTTTGAACACACCTTGTCAGAATATGGTAGCTACAGGGTTGAGATTTCTGAAACCTCCTTTGATGTGGTTGTATGGACCTACGGTCGTAAGAGCACCGTAAAATCTTTTGACAATCTTCGTTCTATGGTTCAGTATGTCCAACAACACCACTACTACGAAAGCTCGGTAGACGAGGATAACGAAGAATGAAACAACGTAACATTGTCAAGAAACACACATTCTCCTTCAACAAGCCTAAAATTAAGCTTGACAAGAAGAAGGAAAGTCGTAAGAATGGATACACAGAGCAAGAAGCTCGTTATCAACTAATGTAGGAGGAAGAAGAATGACTAAGTTTAAGATTGGGGATGAGGTGGAGTTGGTGGTAGTATCCTACGAACCATCCGTCCCAAAAGGCTCTATCCTAAATGTTGTAAAAGACGGCTCCCTTGGAGCTTACTGGATCACTAAGGATAGCGTCGAGGTTTCAGCGCTCAACGACTACTCAGAGGAGTTTAAGCTTGTGAAAGATACCCCAAAGTCTCAAGACAATTCGTGGTATGAAAATGGTGAGCTTCCTCCTGTCGGAGCTAACATCGAATATAAGCTTGAAGCTGGCCCTTGGTATGCCCCTTGGTATGCAGCTACGGTGAAATACGTGCTGGACGTTCTCGATGGTGATGAGGGTGAGATTGTTATCGCTTGTCCACATCTAGGATTTGAACAGCTTTTGACGTTGAATAAGCATACAAAGATTCGTCCAATCCAAACACCTGAGCAGATTGCAGCACAAGAGCGAAAGAAGGTTATTGATGCTATTTCGGACGTGTTGATTGAAACCGAACGTATGTCTAGTTATACTGATGTTGCTGCACACCTTTATGATGTGGGTCTTCGTTTTGTGGAGGAGGAATGAAATGAAAGAGCTTAACATTTACAGCACAGTTGTGGGCGCTCTTCCTAAAATGGTGTCGAAGAAGGAAGCTAAAACTTTCATTCCTTACTCGGAGGTGCTAGAATTGAAAGACAAGCTTTGTGAGATTTATTCTAGTCCCAATCATACGCAATATCAGAATAAATGCTATGCTGATTTCTTGCTTCGTAAGGTGGGGCTTAAAAATGAATGACGATATGTCTCTCTGGCTTCCTGTAGCAGAGCATCTAAAGAATATTTCTTTGTCTGGCCTGTATACATTCAAAGATATTATTGAAACGGAGATTGTTATGAGGCAGGAATCGTTTTATAATGAACCCGAGCATAAGGAAAAGAAGCCGGCTATTAAATTGGAGGTGGTGAAGTAATGCAACAGACATTCCATAAATCAAAATCCTCTCTTATTCGTGAGGTTGATATGTATTTCAAGAGCGGAGGGACACAGGTTGCGGTGTGTATTTCAGAGGATGAGAAAGGAGCTATAGGCTATTTGTTTTCTCGTCCGTTTGTTGTTAAGATGGTGGAACAAATTGATCTAGAGGATGAAGGCTATGTTTGAAGCCTTCTTGATTACGTTGATTGTTGTTGGCTATTTTGTGGTGTTCTTTTTCTTGCTGTCGCAATCACTGTATGACAACAAAATTGCAATGGTTGGCTTTGTGTTCTGGTGTGCAATGGGTGTATTCTTCCTGCTCTACGCTGGAATGGAAGAATCTAAGAAAGGCCCATGCATTGAATGGCAAACACAAATCATGTACAATGCTGCTACGAAAATGATGCAGCCAGCTAAATTCTGTGTACAACGTGGAGAATGGGAGGAATAATTATGGAAATTAATATTTTAAAGGGCTTCCGTCAATATTCTCCAGAAGCTCTAAGAGAGTATGCCTATCGGGGATTGATTACGTGCGGCTCCTATGACCTCAGTGATTTCCTTGAGTACATCTTTCAGGGGATGATTTCTGAAGCTGAGGCTGAGAGAATTGCTGAGAAGGCTAATGAAGAAGGGTATGATGTGGGGTATAGTGAGGGCTGGAATGCCTGTGAGATTGATCGAGATTAATATTGATAGGGGGTGGGGGTGAGTAAACAGCAAGCTGTTGACGGTGATCTGCTGTATCACACGTCGTGTATCGGTTGCACTTCCTCTGATGGGATGGCTGTCTACCGAAAAGAAATAGATGGAGAAGCAGTTATTGATAGTTTCTGTTTTTCATGCAATGCGTATTTCAGTCCAGACAAAGTTGAAGAGGCTGGGGTGAAGTTTAAAGAAGGAGTAAGGAGCAAAGTGCAAGAAGTCGTAGATTTTACAGAGATCGAGAAGATTGCTTTTCGGGGATGGAAGGAGCGAGGTATCACCCGAATTACATCTCGAAAATATGGTGTACATACTGAAATTCAAGGCGAAGATGAGGCTATTGCCCGTTATTATCCATCCACAGTTGATGGTAAGATTGTAGGATTTAAGAAAAGGGTTATACCTAAATCCTTCGTTGGAATCGGCAGCACAAAAGCAACAAATGAGTTGTTTGGTCAATCTGTTTTTGAAGCTGGTCAAAAGTACCTTGTCATTACGACAGGTGAAGAAGATGCTATGAGTTTTGCTCAAGCTCTATATTCTGAGACAGAGAAAAACGGAGAAAAGACGCAATACTGGACGCCTTGTGTTAGCGTTACTTGTGGTGACGGTAGCATTATCAAGCAACTCAAGGCAAATTTTGAGTATGTAAATTCTTTCGAGAAAGTTATTCTTGCTTTTGATAATGATGATTCAGCACAGCAATATGTTGAAGAAGCGGCTCGGCTACTGAGTCCCGGTAAGGCTTACATTGCGAAGTTTCCAGCAGGTGTAAAAGATGCCTCTGATATGCTTCGGACAAATCGTGTTGCTGAGCTTAAGCAAGTATTCTGGAAAGCCGTCCCATTCAGTCGTGTTGATGTACTACATCTTAGTCAGATGTGGGAAGATTTTGAAAGCGAGGATAACAACGTAAAAATCCCGCTTCCTTCTTCATGGTCACACCTGAATGAGATGATGAACGGGGGTATGGAGAAGGGTGAAATCACGATCATAGGTGCCTTAACAAGTATCGGGAAATCCACAATTATTAACAATGTGGTGTACCATCTGATCGAGAACACTCGATTCAAAGTTGGTGCCATGTATCTTGAGGGAACCAAACGAGAAGTTGTGCGCGATCTGTTGTCACTTGACGCTGGTGTAAACCTTCGGACTGCTGATCGTGCAACTATTGATTTGGAGGGGTTGAAAAATCGCTTCTTTGAAAATCTTGCAAAGAAAGATCAGTTTGTTTATGTTGACCACCAAGGTAGTATCTCAACGGATGAGATTTTTGATAAACTGAGTTATTTGGCGAAGGCTGAAAATTGCGATGTTATTATCATCGACCCTGTACAGGCTGGTGTGAACAGTAGTGACAACGGTGCCATTATTGAATTTATGGACACATTGTTAAAGTTCGCTAAGGAAACGGATACTTGTGTGATTGCGGTAAGTCACATGAAAAAGCCTTCTGAAGAGAACCCTCACGCTGTAACGGAATACCAGCTCATGGGTTCCTCGTCGCTGAACCAGATTGCGTTTAATACAATCCTGATTAGTCGAGATAAAATGAATCCAGACCCCGTTAAGCGGTCGGCAACAAAGCTTCAGTTGGTTAAGTGTCGTCGCACGGGTAACACGGGTGATGCTGGATGGTTGCGCTACGATGCACACACCACACACATGTATGCAACTTCTGACCCATATATCGAATTGGAGCCATCACTTGCTGTTGATATCAGCAACGAAACACAGCAACCTGTTGATTTTTGAAATAAGGAGGAGTAAAATCCTCCGTTTCAATTAAGGAGGTAGATTTGGAAAAGAAATTCTTCAAGGGTGACTGGATTTTTGACTTGGAAACATATCCGAATACTTTCACTTTCTGTGCTGTCTATGCGAACGGACAAGGTGTTCGCACGTTTGAAATTAGTGATCGTAAAAGCGAGCTGAATGAGATGCTTGATTTTCTCCGTAAGGTGAAAGGTAATGGTCATCGTTTGGTTGGTTTTAATAACATTGGTTTTGACTACCCTGTTCTGCATCATATTTTGCAGAAGGCCCGGCTTGCTTTTGCTGACAAGTCTGTTCTGAGTATTGACGCAAAGGAGATTTATGATGTTGCGATGGGTTTGATTAATAGTCAGAAAGATGAGAAGTTCGGCAACACTATCAAAGAGTCGGAAGTAATTATTCCGCAGGTTGATCTTTTCAAGGTTCACCATTTTGATAACAAAGCTCGGGCAACGAGTTTGAAGATGCTTGAATTCAACATGCGCTCTAATAATATCGAAGACCTACCTTTTCCTGTAGGGAAACCTCTTTCGAATCAAGAGAAAGAAACGCTTTTGAAATATAACAAGCATGATGTGATGGAGACGTTGAAGTTCTACTGGTATTCGTATGACGCTCTGAAACTGCGTGCTGAGCTATCCGAACAATTTGGGTTTGACTGCACAAACTTTAACGACACTAAGATTGGTAAAGAGTTGTTCATTCGCACTCTTGAAAAAGAGAGTCCGGGTTGCTGTTATACAACTGGTAAATATGGAAGAAAGATCAATCAAACCAAACGGAAAAAGATCGTAATTAAAGACTGTTTGTTCCCTTATATTCAGTTTGATCGACCCGAATTCCGAGCTGTCCATGAGTGGTTCAAGCGTCAGGTAATTACAGAAACTAAAGGCGTGTTCAGTGATCTACTTGAGCACCAACTTGGTGATGTTGCCAAGTATGCAGAAATGGTAGTAAAGAAAAAGAAAATTGGAAGTCAAAGCGATTGTATTAAGTATGGCTTTGATGATTGGAAGGGGGCAAGGAGTAAAACCTATTATCCTACGGAGCAGCAGATCGAAGATTTGAAAAAAGAACAACCTATGGGTTGGATTGAAGAGAAGGAGTTGAAAAGTCCAAAAGGGGCAAAGAGCTATTATTGGTGCTACAATGTTGCTGAAACTCTTAACGTGGTGATTAACGGATTTCGTTATGACTACGGTGTTGGTGGTATTCACGGAGCAATCCAAGGAACCATCCGAACCACAGCAAAACGAACAATCCGAACTCTCGACGTTTCGAGCTACTACCCCAACATGGCAATTGCAAATAAAATTTATCCTCAACACCTAGGGGAAACATTTTGTAAGGTATACAAGGATTTGTATGTTGAACGTAAGCGTCAACCTAAGGGATCGGCAGCGAACGCCGCACTTAAACTTGCCCTAAATGGGGTGTATGGGGACAGCAACAACGAGTTTAGTCCCCTCTATGACCCTGCTTACACAATGTCAATTACAATCGGTGGCCAGTTGTCTTTGTGTATGTTGATGGAGAAGCTTATTAATCACTGCGATGCTCGTATTATCATGTGTAACACTGATGGTTTCGAGTATGTTGTAGATAACGAGATGATTCCAGAAGCTGACAAATGGGTGAAGTGGTGGGAGCGTGTAACAGGTCTTGAAATGGAAGGTGACACTTACGCCAAGATGTTCATACGAGATGTTAACAATTACATCAGTGTAACTCAGTCAGGCAAGGTGAAGCTGAAAGGAGCCTATGAATACATGGACTATGACAAGCTCGGATGGCACAAGAATCATTCAGCAATGGTGATTCCAATGGCAGTAAAAGCTCATTTGGTTGATGGTGAAGATTTTGAAGAATTTATTCGTCTTCATGAAAATAAATTTGATTTCATGCTTCGCACTAAGGTTCCTCGATCCTCCAAGCTTGTAATGGTTATAGACGATGAGGATGTTGAGCAACAAAACATCTGCCGTTATTACCCTGCTAAAGAAGGTGGGAAGTTGATTAAGATTATGCCTCCTTTGGTTGAGGGAGGTGAGTGGAGGCGTTTGGGGATTGACACTGACTGGACTGTGAAAACGTGTAACAATATTGCTGATTTTAATTGGGGTGTTGATTACAACTATTACATTCAGGAGGCACAAAAACTGATTGATGCTGTTAGCGAGGAAGTTACTAATGTGTGAAAGTAAAGAAATTTGGAAATACGTTTGTGATCCTGTTGTTCAGGATAGATATATCGTGAGCAATCTAGGAAGAGTTTATGATCTAGAGCTTGACAAATACCTTAATTTCTTTGATAATGGCGCCGGCTATAAGGTCTATGGGTTACGACGTAAAGATAAAAGCAATGTTGCCATTCGTTACGTGCATCGTCTTGTAGCGCTTGCTTTTCTAGAGAATCCTGAGAACAAGCCGCAAGTGGGTCACAAGGATCACGATAGGTCAAACAACGTAGTGGAAAATCTTTATTGGACAACTCAGAAAGAAAATACCCGCGATGGTATTGAGGCTGGTAGGATCAACGCCAAGAAACGACCAGACACGAAGAAGCTCACCAAAGGACAAGTTTGTGAAATTGCTCTTCTTGAGCATCAGGGGTTGGGTGTTAACGAAATTGCTGTTAAGCTTGGTTTTCCGAGGACTACAATTTCTAGTGTCTTCAATGGGAGAAGTAATTGGGAATTGTTTGAGTTTGCGAGAGAAGAAATTAAAAATTCCCTTGACAACCCCTAAAACATGCTTCACAATGTACACACATTAACAGAAAGCCTTGAGGGCTGAGGAGAGAAGAGATGGCATCTGTAACTAAAACAATCACCGAGAATGTTGGAGAAATTCAGAAAACAACATCTCTGTATTTCGCTTCATTTGAAGATTTCATGGAATATGAGCGTGTTGTTAATGGAAGTGTTGCCGATTCTATGGATTTTGAGGCGGAGGATAGCG